TGACTCTTAGGAAAGACTAGGTGGTGGTAGGTAGGCAATAAAATGCCGTCCCCAATCGGGCGTAACGAATAAATCGCTGACAGCCGGAAAGACGGCAACCCTTTCCGATAGTCGGTGAAAAGCTTGTTTCCGAGCATGTCTGACGAGATACACTGATTTTCCGAGTGGGTATCTAATCTGAAACTGGGCACTTCCCAGCAAGTAGGATAAGTGTAATGGGTTCGCCCTGTTCCCGCTCACCTGATTAACTCCGGACGCCACTGCTTGCACGCTACCGAATACGAACTGACGTATGAAACCATTGGACGCGGTGGGCTAGGGTATTTAAATTATTTTCACTTTCCCGCATTTTTATGCTTGACACCTATTCGCTATTCATGCATATTGGTTTTATCAAGACCACGGAAAGGGATTAAACAATGACAAACTTTAACGACATCGCCAATAAAGCCGTAGCCTACGCACTTGAAACCAAGGATGGTCTGGTTTTTGAAGGTACACTTGATGAGTGCTTTGAGCGCATGGTTAACCTATACGGCGATGCCAATGTTGCTGCCATGGCACAAGATGGCGTAAAGATTAGGCGGGTTGGTTCATGACCCCCACAATCACATGGACCAATAACAACCCAAACACCATACACAACACACTCAAACGCACACTAGGCCGTGAGCCTACACATAACGAACTCACTGCCGAGGTCTGGCGGATCATTCAGGCGGCACGAAATGGATAAGCAAAGCCGGACACTATTTTACACCATGCTGGCTCTAGGCGATAACCTTGACCCAAGCGATAAAGAGTTAGATGATGCTATTCATGCGGCGCATTTAACCGAGGAGCTTATTGAGAGAATGGAAAGAGGAAATAAATAATGGAAATCATAATCGCGCTAGCCTTAGTGGCTATGTACTTTTTACCCGCTATCATTTCATGGCAGCGCAAACACCGAAACGACAACGCAATCGGAATGCTTAATCTGTTTCTAGGTTGGACATTCATAGGGTGGGTTGTTGCTCTGGTGTGGGCTTTGACTGATAATGTTAAGGGTGTTGCTAAATCTTAAACGCCTTGCTATAATGTGGTCATGGCCAGACCGACAAAATATGATGAGCAAACAGTCCCGCGCACTTTGGAGTACATCGAAGGTGGATATATGCAATGTGGTGACGTTATACCAACAAAAGAGGGTCTATCAGACTGGCTTGACCTCGCTTTAAGTACTATTGATGCATGGGAAAAGGACACTGAAAGACCAGAGTTTTCGGGGGCGTTAGCCAAGTTGCAACAACGGCAAAAAAGATTATTGCTAAACGGCGGTCTAAAGAGCGAGATGAACTCGGTTATTACCAAGCTGGTTCTGCATAACCACGGGTTCAGCGACAAGCAAGATACGAACCTTGGGGGATCTGTTGAAATGGTTAAAATAACAAAAACCATTATAGACCCAAAGCAAGATGGAGCTTAGCCTAGATTTTAAGACGCCTAGATGGGCTTTGCCATTAGACGCACCAAAGCGGTATAAGTTCATCAAAGGCGGACGCGCATCTGGTAAATCTCATGAGAGGGCGGAAGCCGTCATCGAAAACATGATGATTAATCCAAATTGGAAAGTCGTCTGTCTGCGCGAGATCCAAAAATCACTGAAATATTCAGCTTATCAGCTCATTAAGGATAAAATCATTAAGTTCGGCCTGTCTGAATTCTTCGACATTGTTCAAGGAGAGATACGGCGAAAAGGCGGCGAAGGGTTAGCCCTGTTCCAAGGTATGCAAGACCATACGGCAGACAGCATTAAATCACTAGAGGGTTTTGATTGCGCTTGGTTTGAAGAGGCGCAAAATTGCTCTGGACGTTCTCTGAAACTACTGCGTCCGACAATCCGTAAAGAGGATTCAGAGCTTTGGTTCACTTGGAACCCAGACCAACCGGATGACGCCGTTGATGCTTTCGCTCGTGAAATGGATGGGCATGATAAAGCAATAGTTATTCATGTAAATTATTCTGAAAACCCATTTTTGCCACAAACAGCCTATGACGAAATGGAGCTGGACAAACAGAAATATCCTGATGATTTTGACCATATTTGGCTAGGCGGATATAATTTAAGAAAAGAAATTAGGGTGTTTAAAAACTGGCGCATTGACGAAATTGAGCCTGATTATAGCGATGATTTGTATTATGGAGCTGACTGGGGGTTTGCCAAAGACCCTACAACTCTGTTAAGAACATGGATGCGCGGGGATGATATATATATAGATTATCAGGTCGATGGCGTGGGCGTGGAAATCGACAAAACGGCTGCATTGTTCGACAATGTGCCTAAGTCGCGCAAACACAAGATACGTGCGGACAGCTCGCGACCTGAAACAATTAGCTATATGAATAGACAGGGCTTTGATGTTATTGGCGTAGAAAAAGGCGCTGGCTCTGTGGAGGACGGTGTAGAGTGGCTAAGGTCTAAAAACATTATTATTCATCCGCGTTGCAAATTACTAGAAAAAGAGTTAAGGTTATACAGCTACAAAACTAACAAGGCGGGCGATATATTGCCGAAGGTTGAAGACAGTATGAACCACTGTATTGACGCGCTGCGGTATGCATATGAGCCACTTATTAAAAACAAAAGCACAGGATTTATAGTTATATGAGAATGCCATGGGAGAAAAAAGAACGTCCACCGGTTAGTTCTTCGAGTATGATGCTCAATAACTTTGTGGCCCACGCCCCTAACAAGGGCAAGGCGTTTATTCGTGAGGGTTATTGTTATAACGCGGTTGTTTATCGATGCACGAGTGAGATCGCCAAGGCGTGCGCGAGTATTGAGCTTGAACTGTATCAAGGTGACAATGAGATCGAAACCCACGCCGCTCTTGACCTGTTAAACCAGCCTAACCCGATGCAGGGCTATGATCAGTTCATCAATCAGGCTATTACGGATTTTATCATTCACGGTGAGGTGTTTATTTTGCGCGCTGGCGGGAGTAAACCTTCGGAACTCTGGATACTCTCCCCGCTTTCCATGTCTGTAACGGCTGGCGTTGGCGGTATGCCTTCGGCTTATGTTTACGAAATAGACGGCAATCGCAAGGTTACTTATCCGGTTGACCAACTTACGGGCGATTCTGACATCTTCCATTATAAATCATATAACCCGCTTGACCATTGGCGCGGTATGTCCCCATTAATGGCGGCGGCCCTACCTACCGACATTCACAACGCGGGCCTAAGGTGGAATTACAGCCTTTTGAAAAACGGTGCGCGTCCTAGCGGGATTGTTGAATTTGAGGGCGACCCGTCCGATCAGGTTGTAAACCGCCTTAAGCAATGGTTCAAGACGGCCATTCAGGGCGAAAAGAACGCTGGTGAATTGGCAGTCCTTACAGGTGGGGCTAAGTTCAACCAGACGGAATCCAGCGCGAAGGATATGGACTATCTGAACACTATGAAAGAGATGACGAAATACATTGCGTCTGTTCTCGGTGTTCCTTTGCCACTCGTGGACAATGACCAGTCCAGCTACAACAACATGGAACAGGCAAAAGAAAAGTTCTGGACGGATACGGTTATTCCTCTATTCGCAAGCTTCCTGAATGCTCTTGACCGCTGGATGCTCGCACCATACGGGCAGGATATGAAATTCAAGATCGATATGGACGACATCGCAGCCCTTGAAGGAGTGCGCGGTAAACGCTTTGACCGTGCCAAGTCTGCGGTTAGCGCTGGATTACTTTCCATTGACGAAGGCCGCGACCTTATCGGGTATGAACCAGTCGGCGGCAATGCAGAAAATCTGCTAATCCCATCATCTATGGTTCCACTTGATATGCCGGAAGCCGCGCCTATGGAAGACGCATTAAAAGCACTTGGTTATTCTGACGCTGAAATCAAGGCGCTTAATAATGCAGGGTGAAGAGGCCCAATTCAATCGGCAGCAAAGGCTTATTGTTCTTTATGAACGCAGGTATGCCAAGCCTATCATGCGCGAGCTAAATCGCTTCATTGAAGAACAGGCCGCAAAGCTACCCATTACGCGCATTATCAGTGAGAATGATTACGCAGAGCATAAAAAGAACATGCAAGATATACTTGAAAAGCTCTACCGTGCCGTCATTCGCCAATTCTCACTGGAAACAGACAAGATGATTGGCGTTAAGTTTTTCGATGATTACGAGGCTAAGTTTTCTTATTGGGAATATCTCTTCACGCAATGGATAAGCGAGTTCGGCGGGGCTAAGGCTAAACAGACCAGCGAAACGACACGCAGGGACATTCAAGAAGCGCTTGATGCTATCCTGTTAACGGAAACAGCCGTGTCTAGCATTAAGATTGCCGAAACTGTTTTAAAAGTTCGTGATTTCAGTCAATTCAGAGCGCAAATGATCGCCCTAACCGAAGTGCACGGAGCCTCTATGTATGCAAGCCGCGAAACTGCGAATAAAATCGGGCAGGATCTAGGCGTGCAAGTCATGAAGAGGTGGGCTCCCGTTGTCGATGCGCGTACTCGTCCGGCCCATGCGGCAATGATTGGTAGTGGCTTTATTAAGATGGACGAGAAATTCATGGTCGGCGGAGAGAAGATGGATAGACCATCAGATCCTCATGCTAGTGCTGGTAATGTCATCAATTGTCGTTGCTCCATGGTCTATAAAAGAGAAGGCGCTGAATAAAATGTTGTGCCCGTTTCGTTTTTGCTATAAAATAACCCCCAAGGCGGTCTAATTAAATGGAAGATAAATTCTTACTCAGTGCGACACTGATCGAAGTTAAGGGCAATAATGCAGAGGAGGGTATCTTTGAAGGATACGCTTCCACGTTTGGTAATATTGACCACACGAACGATATTGTCGCAAAGGGCGCGTTTCTGGAATCCCTTAACGGGCGCGAGCCAAAGGTTCTTTGGCAGCATCGTATGGACAAACCAGTCGGTAAACTTTTGGAAGCCAGAGAAGACGACAAGGGCCTCTATGTCCGCGTAAAGCTGGCCCTAGGCACGACACTAGGCAAAGATGCTTATGAATACATGAAGGCTGGTATTATCGACCGCCTGTCTATTGGTTATAGCGTGAAAGAGGCAGAGTATGACAACACCACTGGCACGCGCACCATTAAGAAATTAGAGCTATACGAGTTTTCCCTTGTGACCATTCCGGCCAATGATAAAGCCGAAGTTACAAGCCTGAAATCGCTTCCACAAACGGAACGCGAATTCGAGAAATTCCTTCGTGACGCTGGCTTTGACCGCACTGCGGCCAAGACCATCACGGCACAAGGTATTAAGGGTTATCATACTGTCCTGCGAGATGCTGGCGTTGATTCTCCTGACGATGATCTGCGGGATGCAGACAATGAGCAAGTCAAAACCTTATTGTCGCAACTTCTAGAAACATTAAAGGAGAAAAATAATGTCGGAAGAAATCAAAAAATTAGTTGAGGAAATCAATACCAATTTCGGTACGCTCCGCAGCGAACAAGATGCTATTAAAGGCAAAGTAGACGCACTTGACGAGAAAAAACTCGATGCAATTGCAAAAACCATCACTGACCAAATGGCCGAAGTCCAAGCCAAGCAAGCCAAACTGGAAGCCGCTATGCAGCGTCCAAACAGCGAAGCAAAAGCAAACGGCGAGTTCGAAGCCGAACAAAAAGCCAAATTTGACACGTTCTTGCGCGACATCAAAGCTGGCAAAGGCGAAGTCGAAATCAAAGCCATGTCCACGGACGTAAATCCTGACGGCGGTTATTTGGTTCGCCCTGAATTTGCTAACTTCATCATTGATCGCGTTTTCGAAACGTCCCCATTGCGTCAATTGGCCAACGTTGTGACCATCAGCTCCAAATCCTTGGAAGTTCTGATTGACACTGACGAAGCTGATTCCGGTTGGGTTCAAGAAGGCGGCACTATCAGCGATACTGGTACGCCTGAACTCGGTTTGAAAGAAATCGTTGCCCACAAGCAATATGCCAATCCAAAAATCACCGAAGAAATGCTGCAAGATTCCAGCATCGACATCGAGGCTTGGTTGCGCGGTAAAGTTGCCGATAAAATCGCCCGTACTGAAAACACGGCTTTTGTATCCGGTAACGGTGTTGGCAAACCACGCGGTTTCCTGACTTATTCCGCTTGGGCTTCCGCTGGCGTTTATGAAGACAACAAAATCGAGCAAGTTAATCTCGGTGGCGCTTCCGATGTAACCGCTGATGGCCTGATCGTTCTGCAAAACTCCCTCAAGCAAGCTTATCAAGCTCGCGCCACGTGGGCTATGGAACGCTCTGCTTTTGCAAACGTCCTGAAATTGAAAGGTGCTGATAACTACTTCTTTAGCCAGACCCTTTTGAAAGATGGCCAATTGACCCCAATGCTTTTGGGTAAATCGGTCACCTTCATGGATGACATGCCGACTATCGCATCGAACGCTCTGGCGCTCGCTTATGCCGACTTTAACAAAGCCTATACCATCGTTGATCGTATTGGCCTGTCGGTTCTGCGTGATCCTTACTCCACCAAAGGTTTTGTGGAATTCTACACCACGAAACGCACCGGCGGTGATGTAACGTCTTACGATGCAATCAAAATCGGCAAAATTGCTTCTTAATTAAATTAGGCGGGGATTAACGTCCCCGCTTCCTTAAACAAATAGCTATAGGAGAAAATATCATGGCTAAATTTGACGAACGCAACAATGCCGAATACGCAATGGCCTTGTCTGCAACCCTGTCTGGCACCACGCCAGCAAAAGGCGGTCTCATCAACATGCAGGGTTTTGAAGCTCTGACATTCGTTGTTTCGACCGGTACCGTAACTGACGCAGGCACGACCTCGGGCTTCTCTTTTGAAGTTCAAGAGTCCGACACCACGGCTGACGCGGCCTTCACCGCCGTTGCTGATGCTGACCTCGTTGGTTTGGAAAGCGCACTGACCGTTACTTCCGATGCTTCGGATGGCGTTCTGGTTGGTTCTATCGGTTACACCGGCGGCAAGCAATATGTTCGTATTGTTGCCACTGGCACGACCGGCACCGATGCTGTTGTCGCTGTGCAAGCTACGAAACGTCGCGGCGCAAATCAGAAATCGGCAACGGTTCAAACCCCGATTTCTGCCACTTAATCTTTATAGAGGGGGTGTGTATCGCCCCCTTCATTAAACATTAAGGAGAGATGACATGAAAGTCGTAATGCTAGAAGAGGCCAAGGGATCACCGAACGGGATCGACATGCAAGTGTTCTACAAGGGCCGTGAGTATGACATTGACGGTTCCTTGCTGGCCTGTTTTCTTGAACTTGGCCTTGTTAAAGAAGTTAAAGGCGTAATCGAAACCAAGGTTATTGCACCGGAAGAAAACGCCGCTATTCAATCCGTACCTGAGAAGAAAAATAAGAAAAAATGAGATATAACCGCAAATCAATAGTCATTATCACCGCTCCTGCGGCTCTTGCCGTATCTGTTGCAGATATGAAAACGTATCTGCGGATTGATACGAGTGATGATGACCAGTTGATTGAGGATTTCATTGTCGCCGCAACGTCCAGCGTGCGTGAGTATGTTAAGCGTGCGTTAATCACCGAAACGCTTGAAATGACCATGGATGGTTTTTCATGTGGTGAAGAGGATGATCGTCTATTAGCACTCGGTGCCGGCATCCATACGGGTTCGAAGAATTACTTCCTTGGAAATCCTGACAACATCGAATTAATGTTCCCGCCTATTCAATCCATCACGAGCATTAAGACTTTCGACGTGGCAAACACTGAAAGCACATTTTCAAGTGGTTCTTATCAGGCCGATGAACAGGGCGGGCGTATCTATCTCAATCAAGGTGTTGTATGGCCTGCTAATTTACGCCGTTATGAAGCGGTTAAGATCCGTTATGTGGCAGGGTATGGAAACTCGTCTACAGATATTCCAGCGCCTATCACAATGGCGATCAAAATGCATGTAGCCCGTATGTATGAATGCCGCGAAGTCTGTGAATTGGCTGATATTTGCAAGAAAATGCTGGCCCCGTATCGTTTGCTTGATGGCCTTGGAGGTTATTAATGAAATGCGGGGAATTCGCCGGAAACGCAAAGCATAAAATAACCATTCAAAGTCGTTCAGAGGCTGGTGATGCATATGGCGGTTCTGATACCACGTGGGCAACGCAATCAACCGTGTGGGCCGCTATAACACCACTTTCTGGCCGTGAAGTATATCAGCAAGAGCAAAAGCAATCACGTGTTTCTAGTAAAATGGTCATTCGCTATCAATCGGCACTTAAAAACACGGTAACGACTGCAAAGCTGCGTGTTTCTTATGACGGCCGCATCTTCCCCGTTGACTATATCCGCAATCTGGATTCTGACATGAAGTCAGAGGGCAACGTATATCAAGAGCTTTTCTTGACCGAAGCGGAGCCAGAAAATGGCTGAAATTGAACTAATCGGCGCAAAGGAATTGTCGGCTTTCTTAAAGCAAATGCCGGATATGGCCGAAAAGGATCTTGATGTGCTGTTGTTCGACATGGCCGCGCATACCCATGAAACAGCCGTTTCGAACATTCAAGGCGGCGGTCGTTCTGGCCGTGTCTATCGCCGCAAGGGTAAAACGCACCAAGCTTCGGCAGCGGGAGAATATCCTAAGTCGGACACGGGCACGCTTGCACGCTCTACCACGCTAGAACGCGAGGCGGTGGCGAACTATACAGTCGGTTCCCGTTCTATGGGCGGCAAAGGCGGCGCACCTTATGGCCTATGGCTGGAATTCGGCACGCGCAACATGGCAAAACGCCCGTGGTTATCACGCGCGTTTGATGCAACACTACGAAAATTCGGGAGCAGATTGAAATGAGTGACTTTTATTTACCGCTGATTAAGTCTGTAATTGCCAAGCTCAAAGCCACAAGTGCGGTGACAAGCCTAGTTAGCACGCGCATTTATACCGATGTACCACAGGCGGAAACATTCCCTTATATCGTTGTAAGTGCTGATGCCACTGACTTTTCTACAAAAACGGACGTGGGCCAGAGATATTCAGTCCAGTTTGATATTTACGACAGGGAAAAATCACCGCAGCCTAATGGCGCGATCCGCGCGGCTGTATTTAATACATTAAATAGATTAGACGGAAATTTATTACTAGACGCTGGCAAGGTAGTTAGTGTAAACTTTCAAACAAGCGCAATGTTCAAAGAACCTGATGGTGTCACATGGCATGGCGCATTGATTTTAGACGTTATAACAATGGAGAGCTAAAAAATGGCTGCTGGTACTACAGGTCGTAATATTGTAATTAAAATCGGTGACGGTGCTGGCTCGGAAGTCTTCACCACGATTGCCGCAGCTCGTGACTGCACTATCACGGAAAGCGATAGCATCGTAACCACCACGTCAAAAGATGATGGTGGCGTGCGCACCCTACTTGCTGGCCTTACGGAGCGATCCATGTCTGTTTCTGGCACTGGCGTGTTCGTGGATAGCGCAACTATTGATGATCTTCGGACTGATTTCCGTGCCGGCACGCTGCGCAACTTCCGCCTTGATGTCGCCTCTACCGCTCTGGCAAACGATTCCGGTCAGATCATCACTGGCGCATTCCGCATCACGCAATTCGAAATTGCCGGTGCTTATGATGATACTGTAAATTACAACTTCACGCTGGAAAGCTCCGGCGCATTGACGATCAGCTAATGCAAAACATTGGCGGTTTGTTTCAGTTTGAAATTGATGGTGTAGCGCGCGATATGCGCTGCAACTTCGGTGTTTTGGAGAAATGCGAGCGTAATATCCATAAGCGCCCGATGGTTCAAGTCATTACTGAGCTGGCAAACTTTCATTTTATCATCACGGAAATGGTGGACGTGTTCCTTGTGGCTCTACAAGCAAACGGCGACACGCGGTTGAATAGAGAGCAAATTTATGAAGGCATCCGCAAAGACGTAACCCATGCGGTGACTATCTATACGAAGATGCTTTCGTATATGATTTTCGGAACCGAAGACGCGCCAAAGCAGGACGGCGTGTTTACTGAAGATGATAAAAAAAAATAGTAAATAATTACTTCCCTTTTCAAGACTATTACAAAACGGCTCTGGGTGTGTTAAGATTAACACCGGAAGCCTTTTGGAGTATGACATTGCCAATGTTTGATCTGGCGCTTGATGGTTATTGCATGTCAAAAGGTATCCAGCGCAAGAAATTGATGTCTAAAAACGAAGCTCTGACGATGCTAGGAAAATAATATGGCGGCTACAACTGTAAAAGATTTACTGGTTCGATATAAGGGCGATACTAAGGATTTAGAAGCCGCCAGCAAACGCGCGTCTAATGACATCAATAAGGTAAAGAAATCAAGCGATGATGCATCCAAGGCCCTCTCTGGTTTAAAAAACGCAGCCGTTTCTTTGGGCGGTGTTTATGCTGTCGCCAGCTTCACAAAATCAATCATTGATACCCGCATCGCCATCGAAGGCTTGCAAAGCAAAATGATCCAAGCTGTTGGGATTACGGGTGACGTAGCTAACGAACTAGACCGACTTCGCAAGATGTCTGATGAGCTTGGCCTTGAATTCGTAAGTACAGGCAATGAGTTCGCATCATTCGCCGCTGCGGCCCGTGCATCCGGTCTCGATATGGGTTCGGTTCGTGATGTATTCTATGAAACCGCCAAAGCTGGCACGGCGATGAAGCTATCGTCTGCTGATATGTCGCTGGTATTCTCTGCACTTACGCAAATCGCTGGTAAGGGCGTTGTTTCTATGGAAGAAATGCGCCAGCAGTTGGGTGAACGTGTGCCAGTTGCAATGGCAGCTATGGCTAGCGGCCTAAACATGACTATCCCTGCATTGACCGCTTTAATCTCTGATGGCGCATTGCCAGCAAAAGAAGGCCTTGAGGCTTTGGCTAAGGGTTTCCGAGAAAATGAAGACTTAGCGGCATCGTTTGCGGCCGGCGCTAGTGGTTTGCAAGCTAACTTAAACAGGTTGCAAAATAACTTCATGGATTTGAAGGTTGCCGTTTCACAAAATGATCAAATTCTAAAAACCATGAACGAAACCATGGAGCAATTGAGTGTTATCGCGAAAGATCCGTCTTTTGTTAGCGGTCTATCTGCCATTGCTTCGGCTATCGGGATGATTGGCAATGTCGCATTGAATGCCGTTAAGGGGTTCGGCATATTTGTTGATTTTATGGAGCGGGGCAGAAAAGCCGCGCTTAACCGTGCTGGTGGCGGTGCATACGCGGAATGGGCAAAGCAGGAAGTGACTGCCGTCCAAGAAGTGAACGCGAAAGTTGCCAAAGAGATGGCAAAGGCTGGTATCGTAGCACCGACGGGGATGGCTAAGCAATCAGCGGTGGCCGCGTCTCCAGTTGAAGACCAATTGAAAACCCAAAAAGAAGCCGCAGACGCAGCGCAAAAATCCTTTGACGCTTATTCCCGCACTCTTGACGAGACGAGGCAGAAACAGCAGAACCTCGCAAATGATCTAGCTGACAGGCTGGCTTCCATGGGCGGTAGTTTTGAAAGCCTACGGGATGTTGCCGTAAGTTCTTTGCAGGATATTCTCAAAAACATGCTACGCCTTCAAATGGGCGGCACGGCTGATGCTGGTATAGGCGGAACGGTGGCAAAGGGCATTAGTGGGTTCTTTGGCAATTTATTTGGCGGCGGTACGGGTAAAACTATTTATTCAAGCCCCGCTGGCCCCGGATTTGCAACGGGTGGATCTTTTCAAGTTGGTGGGCAAGCGGGCAATGACCGTAACATGTTATCCCTTAACGGCTCTCCTATTGCCAACGTGTCGCGCGGTGAAACAATCGGCGTGGGTAGGTCAGGCGGCGGTAGCGGCGTAACCGTAAACCAGACAATTAATGTGTCTACAGGCGTTCAACAAACCGTTCGCGCCGAAATGATGGGCATGTTGCCGCAGATCAAACAGCAATCAATCGCAGCCGTTAAGGATGCGCAAGCTAGGGGTGCTTTATGACGACTTTTCCTCTTAACTTTCCTGATGTAAGCGTTTCGAATAGCTCGTTCCGTTTGATAAGCTCGTCTGTATCCACAATGTCGCCGTTTTCTGGTGCTAGAAAGGCTTATGATTATATGGGCCAATGGTGGGAGGGTGAGGTAACGTTTATTCCGACACGCAGAGAGGATGCGGCGCTCATACAGGCGTTCATTACAAAGCTGCGCGGTGTATATGGCTCTTTCCTATATGCAGACCCTGACGCGCTTGCTTTGGGGCATCAAGGCGCTGGAGGGACTATATTGGTCAACGGAGCTGGGCAGACAGGCAACACCTTGATTGTTGATAATATGACGAACAGCACGACCGTGGCCAAAGCTGGTGACTATTTCCAATTAGGGACTGGTGCGAGTTCTAGGCTCTACATGTTCACGGAAAACCTTGTCAGCAATGGATCTGGACAAGGCACTGCCACGTTTGAGCCTTCGCTAAGAACATCTCCGGCTGATAATACGCAGCTTGATATTACGTCACCAATGGGGGTTTTTGCGCTAACGTCTTCTGATGTCGGCTGGTCATCAAACCAGAGCTCAATTTATGAAATAACACTGTCTTTCCGCGAGGTGTTATAATGGCTCGTGATATTTCGACAGGGTTTATCACTCAAATCGAAGCGCCTAGAACAAAGTTATTTCGATTAGTGGAGGCCGATTTCCCGTCTGGATGGGTTGGTATGTTCACAGGGCTTGGGGAGCTTGTTTATAATGGCCAGACATATTTAGGCGGTGGTTCTTTATTGCAGTTCTCAGAGGTTAAGGAAACGCAAGAAGTATTGCCGACAAATAAAACGGTCACCTTGACTGGATTAGATAGCGCTTTGCTCGCAATCGCGCTGGGAGAGGAATGGCAAGGCGTGTCAATCACCTGTCATGAGGGTGTTATGGATGAGTCTGGCAATACGTATGTTACCCCCCTATATCGAGGCAAAATTGACAACATGATATTGAGTAATGATGGAGCCACGGGGACAATCACGATTTCTATCGAAAATGATGACTATATTTTAGACAAATCAGTCGGAGCGTATTATACTGACGCAGACCAGAAATCACGTTATCCTGACGATAAAGGGTTGGATCAGGTCGCCCTTATTGAAGATAAACAAATAACATTCGGACGGACTTAATGCGCATTGAGGGATGGGAGAACAGGCTGAATGTATACTTTGAAAGCGTGGCAAACACGGATTTTCAATATGGTGCTTGCGATTGCGTTGTTTTCGCTAGTGATGCCGTTATGTCTCAGGTTAACATAGACCCTATGCTGGAGGGGCGCGGAAAGTACACAAACCTTAAAGAGGGCGTGAAATTGATTTCTGAATTGCGCGGTTCCTATGAAGGCATAATGGATCATTATTTCCCCCGCTTGCCGACTGTCCGCCGTGCGCAACGTGGCGATGTTGTTCTGACGCAAATAGATGGTGACCCCTGTTACGGCATTGTCTGGCATAGCGGATTTTCTCTATTCAAGAGCAAAGGCAAAGGATTAACGCCTATTAAAACATTAAATTGCGCCATGGCGTGGAGGATTGCTTAATGCCTCCGGTGGTAGCGGGTGCGGCTTTAAGCGCTGCGGCCAGCTGGGCTGGTGCTGCGGCTATGGGCACGCTTGCCTCTTTTTCGCTGGCTGGTTCATTTTTAACAAGCCTTGCCCTTGGTGGTCTTTCTTCGATTTTACAAAAGAAGCCAAAGCAAAGCGAAACAGGCTCCATTTCCGAAGGCATAACCCGTCAGTTCCGCGCTGCTGTTTCAGGTCGCGAAGTTGTTTACGGTGAGGTACGTAAATCCGGCTCGATTGCCATGGTGGCGAATAGTGATAACAACAATTACTTTCACTATGTCATCCTTTTGGCCACGCATGAAATCGCCGGTGTTGATGAGTTTATCATTAACGATGAAAGCCTTCCCCTTGATTACATTGACGGTAGCGGGAATGTCATTTCCGGCACTTATAATGGCCATTTAAAGCTTGTTGTTTACACCGGCACCGAAGTGCAGTCCGCAGATCCAACGCTTGTAGCTGAAGTTACAGAATGGACAACGGCCCATAGATTACAGGGTATAGCCTATATTTATGCGCGCCTGAAATGGAACCGCGACATTTATCCTGATGGAATTCCTACAATCTCGTGCTGGATGCGCGGGAAAAAGATAGTTGAATACCGCGACATTGTCCCGAGTGAAGGCCGCATCACTGAGGATGGCGAAGAACGCATCACTGAAGACACCGAGACACGCTTCACTGAAGACAGCGGCACTGATTATACGTATAAATTCAGCAACAACATTGCCCTTATGGCGGCTGATAACATGACAGACCAGAAATGGGGCTTTAAGGTCGCCGTAACCGATATTAATTTAGACGCAATTGTCTCATCCGCGAACCTTTGTGACGAAATGGTTAACACAAAGCCAGTTAATCATGACGGCCTAGGAGCCGATGGAGATATTATAAGCCTTGACGGTGAGGTGCTACAGTATTATCGCGGCGATCTTGTTTCTGTAACATCTAGCACGATCACAGGGCTTTCTGATGGTAATTACTACGTTATCCCATACCAGAGATGGCAGAACCCGCGTATTAAGCTTGCTACAAGCCTTCAAAACGCAACTGACGGCATTGCCGTGACATTATCCAGTGACGGCACGTGTGACCTCACCAAGATTTCCGAGCCGCGCTACCATGGCGGCGGCGTTCTGGATATGACAACACGCCGTAAGGATAATATTGAAAGCATTCTTTCTGGTATGGGCGGCGTTTGCTATACGGTCGGCCTTGACCGGATTATTAAAGGCGCTTCGTATGAAAGCCCTATTTATGCCTTTGACGAGGATGATCTTGTCGGGGGGATTGAAGTTTATCAGACAAAAGTCACGCGCCGTGACCGATTTAATCAGGTGCAGGGTAAATTTATCTCACAAATCAACAACGGCAATGAAGCTGATTATCCTATGGTGCGCTCTACCACTTACGTGGCAGCGGATGGCGAGGATCTGAAACGTGAGCTTGATTTACCGTTTACACAACGATCACAGACCGCTGAGCGTATTGCTAAAACTGCCCTAGAACGCGCGCGCCAAGAGTTGAAATTTAAAGCAAAGTTTAATCTTGAGGCGTTTAAGGTTCAGGCTGGCGATAATTTTTATTTTAGTTTCACTCAATATGGATGGGAAAATAAAGTCTTTGAGGTTGTCGGCTGGATACGCGGCTCTGATAGCAATGGAGCGCCATTTATTGAATTGGATTGTCATGAAAACGCTTCGGCAGTTTATGACTTTATCGCGGCTGATGAAGAAAGCCCGTTTGACCCCGCCCCAAATACCACGCTTGCCAATCCCCGCGTAGTGCAGCCTGTCGGGTTGTTTGGCCTTACGTCTGTTCCTGTCGCTAGTACGGCGGGCAGCCTAACTTACAAAATCTCTATGTCATGGGATGCGACAACTGACGCTTATGTCTTGCAAAATGGCAAATATCAAATTCAATACAAAGAATCATCTAGTTCCGATTACACTGGAAACGTCCTCTTGGACGGAACGGCTACAGAAACAGAATTGTTCCAATCACAAATTGATGTTTTGTATGACGTGCGGATTCGTGCTATAAATAGCCTTGGCGTGCAGTCGGCATGGACAACGGTTACAGGCTTTATCGCTGGATCGTCTATTGTCGCCACGCAGATTGATTTGGAATATGACAGCGGGGCATCTCGTGACTTTGAGGTTGATAGTGGAGCGGCAGAGGATTTAGAAAATGATAGTTAAGAAAACAAAGCAAATCACTAAGGAAGTCTGTAAAGAGCCGGCCCGTATCCAATACGAAGACACCGGCCGTTTCGACGTTCGAACGGAAATTGACATTCTTGGCGTTAAACAAACTATTGAAGTCCCGATCAAGCGCAAGGTTTTAATTGATCCGGTGTTTGAAACCATCGTCGAGGAAATCGAAGTTTACGAGATTGAAATGGACGGAGAAGCGCACGAGTTCTCTACAATGAATGAGGCGCGTGATTTCGCTAAAATATTAAAGGGTGCTAGATAATGGCTATTCAGCAACAGATTAGACGGGCAGCAACTGGAACACAGGTAGCGCGAACGCTTACAAGTGGCGAACTTGACTTTGACACCACGCTGGGCCGATTGAATGTGCATAACGGATCGACGGCTGGCGGGATTAAACATCCTAATTATGCCGATATTCAAAAGCAGACGTTTAGTTATACTAGCGTGTCCGGCACGAACGCCTTAACGGCAACACTGGCCCCTGCTTTGACTGTATACACCGCAGGACAATCAATAGAATTTCAGGCCGTTGCTACGAACACTGGCGCGGTGACGATTAACGTGAACAGCCTTGGCGCTAAGAATGTTTATAAAAAAGACACTCTGACAGGCACGCTTGTGTCTCTTGTCGCGGGTGACATCATTAACACGGGTGTTTATCGCATTACGTATGACGGCACGCAATATCAGTTGATTGGCGCGGGTGGGTCAAGCTCATCCTCTGTTTTCGAGCTTATTAGTGTTGTTTCGACTAATGGTGTTGGCTCTGTGTCTATCGATATACCATCCGATTACACGTCTATAAAATGTGTCATCAGTGGAGTAAGAAGTAGCGACACAGCAAGGAATCTTGCTGTTAGATTGCGCCGCTCTGGCGGTGCTTATGATAGTGGTTTTAACTACGCGGCGCATATGGTGCGCGTCAGCGGCACTACTGTCAGCGGTCAGAATAACGTGACCAGTCAGGCTGAAATCACGGCTATTTCCTCGTCTAATAGCGAAGGTTTCTTCGGAGAGCTACTTTTGACTGATTTGCAGTCTGCCAATACATATAAAGGCGGGTCATTCGTCATCTATAACCCGACTAGTGGGATCAGCGCATCGAACGATGTTTTCTCTGGTGGTATGACATATGGCAGCGCTGGGAATACCATTGATGGCATTCAGTTCTTTCCGACTGGTGGCTCGTTCAATCAGGGTGAAATTAAAGTATATGGTATGAAAGACAGCTAATGACAAAAAAAATCACCGAACTTTATGTAGACAATCCAGTCATCAACCTTGATGGCACTGAGCTTGTCGAGGTTGTAGACACTGACGGGCTTTCCGGTGCGGCTCTTGTGTCCGAAGTGGCAGAATACGTTAATACCGTAGACAACACGGGCTTCATGGCCATCACGGCTAACAATATGCAGGACGCATTTGAAGAAGTTGACTTACTGACACTGAATGCCCGCAATACAGGCGTAAGATTCGGCGGCGCAATCACTGTAAACGGTTCAAACCCTGACAGAGTGGACATCACGGCTGGCGCTGGCGAGATTATCGATACCACGAACCACGCCGCCCCTGTTTACCATGCCGTCACATGGGGTGCGCAAACCAATGTGGCGATTACAAATACAGGCACGCCCTATACATATTGGTATGTAGATGATGCTGGAACTATTACACAGACCACAACCGCGCCGACGAACGCAAATCAGCGTGGCCGTATTTATCTGGCCCGTACAGTCTATATCAGTGGCGCGATTGCTGGTATTGCTTCTTATGCTTTGCCGATTGTAAATTCTTGCCAGTCTTTACGTGAACTGGCTGAAATCATTGGCGTGATGAAAACTGGCTTCACGTTATCTGCTAACGGCGCAAACTTGGCGTTTAATCGTGCTAGTGGTGTGTTTTTCGACATTGGGGCAAATTTCTACACTGCGCCAACAGATCCCAATTCCATTTCAATAACAGCAAGCACGGCACAGGCGTTTTTTCATTCTACCGTCAACGGACAGACTGGTAGCTCGCGAACCACACTTGATGTTGCGAACTATGATAATGCGGGAACCGTCACGGCAATCGGCGGTGGTACTGGTCAATCGTCTATTTTTACGGTTTGGCTATTCCCTACAGGAAATATTCGCGTTCAGTATGGTAATACGACATATTCTACGCTAACGGAAGCCGTTAATGCTATATCCACACGCTCATTTACTCCGACAACCGGCTATTCTGACACCGGCATCATTCTCGGTTGGATATGCGCAACAAGGACGGCAACCGCTCTTAATAACGCAACGCATGCCCAGTTTGTCCAGTCTAATAAATTCGGCACGTTCGCTGGTGGATTGGCAACGCAGGGTATTATTGATTTAGCAACCGGAGTTTCCGGTATTCTGCCAATGGCAAACGGCGGCACCGGTGCTACATTAGTAGACCCAAACGCGGATCGAATATTGTTCTGGGATGATAGCGCTGGGGCTATGACATGGCTTACATTAGGGACAAACTTGTCCATTACAGGGACGACTTTGGACGCCGCATCATCATCGCCAACTGGTAGCATTTTGCAAACCCTGCAAAACGTAAAGTCAGACACCGCAACTATGAGCTCCACAACCTTTGCAGCAACTGGTTTGTCTCAAGCAATAACTCCAGCATCAACATCAAACAAGGTTCTCATAAGGGCATCTCTTTCGTGCGCTTGCGGCACCAGCACTCAAGGGTTCTTAAAACTCCAGAGAAACGGGACTGACATCAATATCGGCAACACTGCTGGAAGTAGAACAAGGGTGACTACGACTTTCTTGCCACAAAATAGCGGGACAATGTCTTCGGTGTCTATTGAGTTTCTAGACAGTCCCGCCAGTGTTTCAGCCCAGACATATACAGTAGCTTGGGCATCATCCGTTGGTGGGCAATCAATATATTTGAACCAGAGCACAACAGATAGCGATAACGCTGGTTACCCGAGGGGATCATCGACGCTGACCGTTCAAGAAATCAAGGGATGATTTATCTTTAACAAGCACGCATTTTTTGATAACATAACGACCATAGGAGAATAAAATGGCCATCTTAAATATCATGCAAACAAGCGAAACTTCCGAGAGTATCGCACTAAAACCCGGATCGTCCGTTAATCTCGCTGTAAGTGGTTCAAGTGCGCGGGTTGCTATTCCTGATGGCGACAAGAAAATCGTTCGCTTATGCTCTGATGTGGATTTATATTATAAGCTTGGTGATGTGACTATCACAGCCGCTGCTGGTGATATTTACCTTCCGGCGTTCCTCGTTGAGGCGATTGAATTAACTGGTCAAACCTATATCGCCGCGATTGCTAAATAATGCTCTGTAAGCCATGCATAGGGACGCGCAAAAAGCAGTCGGTCTATCCGGCTGTTAATCTTGACCTGAAAACAGCGACCATCCCCTCCACTTACACCTACACCGGCCTGACCACCGCTTGCTGGATTGGTCACGAT